GAATTTCCTCTACCAGTGCTAATAATTTAGATATTGTTGGTGGCTTTGATTTAGAAATTGTAACTTTATAATGGATTGGAGAATGGAAAATGAGTGAAAACGTATTTGTTAAAAGTGGTCGGGTTACTAACCTAATTCCTGATGGTACTTCAACAACCCTAACAGGTAACTGGATGTATAAAGATGCTCCTAAGAGTGCTATCCAAGTAGTTGCCGATGCGGCTGCTACGGTGGTGCTTGACGTGAGTAATGATGGTGTAAATGCTGTAGCAACCGCGCTAGGTACTGTTACTCTAGCTGCTGCTGGTAGTGATGGGTTTACTACAGATGCTCCTTGGAAATATATTCGTGCTAGAATTACCGCTAACAGCGGAACCGTTAACGTAACTATGAGTGTATAAAATGACTGTAACTACAAATTATCTTGTTACTGGAAATGGAATTACAGGTTCTACTGCAAATGCAGTTCAAGCCTTGGTGTCAGGGGCTGGGGATTTCACCGCCCGCGCCACGGCACTGATTGCGCCCGGCGACGGCAAGACCTTGACCACGACCGTGGGCGCCAATGCCACGCTGGATGCCAGCGGCACGGAGATCATCGACGGCGAGGAGTGGCGCTGGTACACGATCAGCGCGACCAACACCACGGGCAACTACGTTGAGGTCAACGTGCCGGTGTTTGCGCCGATCACTGCGGACAGCACGGCTATCCGGTGGTCCAGCACGGCGATTGCCACGACCATTGCGGCGGTGCCCTACCTGGGTTCGGCGGGCGCCTACTCGGTCAACATCAGTGCCACGGGGACGCTGGGCGCGTCCGCATTCACATCCGGCCCACGGCACCACACGGGCATGATTACCGTGCCGCAGGCATTCACTGACTACACGAAAACCGGATTTACCCGCGACACGAGCGAACAACTCTGGAACATCGCCAAAATCCGGTTTTCCGTCACCAACGGCACGACCGTCACGATCCGGCTGCATTCGTTCTATGCGGGATTCCGCCAGCGCAAGGGGCGAATTTGCATCATCAGCGATGACGGGTATCACTCGTGGATTCAGACCGGCGCCGAAATTCTGGCCCGCTATGGCCTGAAATCGACATGCGCGGTGATCGCCGACCTGGTGGGGTCGTCGGCCAGCTACGCCAGCGAAAACCAACTGCGGGCGTATGTGGATGCAGGGAATCTCTGTGTCCCGCATGGGCCGCGCGGCGGTGGCGGGAACCTGTTCACAGCCAATGCCACCGATGAACTGGCCCTGGAGGACATGCAATTCCACCGCGACTGGCTGGTGGCGCGTGGCCTGACGACTGAGCGCGGGGCGAAATGCTACGTCTGGCCGCAGGGCGAATATGCGCGGACGGCGGGCGACCCGTCGATGCTCAATCGTGCATGGGATGCCGGGTTCCGGGTCGGCCGCAATGCCGAGGTGCAAACCGCTCGCTGGTGCAATGCGTCATACATCGGCCACGTGAAATCCAATCTGTTGGGCCTGACGCTGGGGCATCGGTACGAGGGCGCGGCAAACACGGCCGATCACGGCAATGAGACGACCAACATCAACGACATCATCACGCGCGCACAGTTTGTGGCCGCGGCTGGCCTGGACAGCTATCTGGTGCTGCATGAGGTGGTGGGGCGTGGCGCGGCATCGACCGACATCCAAATCGAAACCGACCGGCTGCACACGCTGGCGGCGGCGCTTCAGACGCTGGTGGTGGCCGGCACGCTGGAGTGTCCGACGATGGATGCGTTTGTCCCGCTGTAATCCCATCCCCTGCCGGTGCGGATAGAAAACGTGGACACAGCCAAGCAAAGCGCGCAAGTCAACCGCCGCGTGCTGGTGACGGACCCTGACGCGGCATTCAGCATGCAAGCGCGGCAAACCGAAGCATTGGCAAACATGATGAGCGCGGACAGTTCGCGGATTGACACGCTGTTTCAGGACGTTGGCGCGATGCGTGGGACGGTGGAGGTTGTGGACTCCAAGGTTGATGCGGTGGCAGCGGGAGTCAACAAGCTGACGGACGCGATGGCCATTTTGGTGAAGCACGAAGTCACCATGGAACACAACGCGGCAGAGGTTCGAGCGATGCGTGAAGCACAAGAGAAACTGACCGACCGAGTGCAGAAGATCGAATTGAAAGTGCCGGGGTGGGACGAGCTTCGCGTGTGGGTCATCCGCGCTGGCCTCGGCGTGCTGGGCGTGGTGGGCATGGCCGGGCTGCTGCTGGTGATGAAGTCGCAGGGTGGCGCGTGAACTTGACTAGCTTTGGCGGCCGGCGGTTCTTGCTGACGGTCGGAGCGGGGGCGGTGACTTCCGCCTTGCAGTGGTTCGGCAAGTTGGACCCCGCTGGCTCTACGTTCGCGCTTGTCATTGGCGTGACGGTGGGCAGCTACATCACCGGCAACACGATGCAAAAGATCAAGGCGCCTGGCGCTGAAGGCACCGCATGAACCCTGCAGACCTGCAAGACCTGCCCGAAGAAGTACGGGCCGAGATTGAGCGCCCGCAGGCCGAACGCGCCGACCGTCTGCACGGGCTGGCCACGCACATTGCCAAGCTGCGCGACGAGGCTGTGGCAGCGCGCAAGGAATCCGGCATCGAGGCAACCTGGCACGACAACGAGGAAGCGTACCTGGGCATTGACGACCTGACCCGCAACGACTTCATGGCCGCCAAGTGGGCCAAGCCGATGACGATGGAAGGCGGGCTCATCAAGAAGACGAACCCGGCCGACAGCACCAAGGCGACCGCGTTTGTGATGGTGACTGCGCGCTACGTGGACGCGGGCACTGCCAAGGTCTGCGAAACCGCGCTGCCTGTGGATGGCAAGCCGTTCACGCTCAAGGCCACCCCGGTGCCTGAGTTGTCCAGCGCGTCCGAGGATTCCACGCCGGCCGAGCAGATCACAGGCCAGCCGATGCCTGGGCCGGACGGTCAGCCGGTTGCCGTCAAAGACCTGGCCAAGCACCAGATTGAGAAGGCCGAGAAAGCGGCCGAGAAGGCTTGCGCCCGCATCTACGACTGGATGGTGGAGTACAAGCACCCGGCCGAAATGCGGAAGGTCATCTTTGACGGTGCGCGCATTGGCACGGGCGTGATTCATGGGCCGATCCCCGAGCCGCGCAAGGCCCGCGTGCTGCGCCGCGATGCGCAGTCCGGCGCTGTGGCGCTGGAAATCGTCCAGAAGATCAAGCCGGCCGCGCGCTGGGTTGACCCGTGGAACTTCTACCCGGCCCCGGGCTGCGGCGAGGACATCCACCGGGGAGGCCATGCTTTCGAGTACGACCGGATGCTGGCCGCCGAGCTGGCGGGCCTGAGCGGGCCGGGCTGGATCAAGCCGGCCATCATGGAGGTCATCAAGGAGGGGCCGAACAAGGTCAATCTGGAGCAGGGCAACCCGCACGAACCGCAGCACAAGAAGCAGTTTGACGTGTGGCACTTCACCGGCAAGATTGCCCGCGCCGCGTTTGAAGCGGCCAACGGCGATCAAGCCGAGGAACTGCCCGAGGGTGTGGACGAGGTGCAGGCGGTTGTCACGCTCGTGAACGACCGCGTGGTGCGCGCCATCCGCCCGGTGCTGGAGTCCGACAACCTGCCGTACCGGGTGTTCAACTGGCGCCGCCGTGCCGGGCATTGGGCCGGTGTGGGCGTGGCCGAACAGGTCAAGACCCCGCAGAAGATCGTCAACGCGGCCACCCGGGCGATGCTGAACAACGCCGGCATGTCGGCGGGTTCGCAGATCGTCAGCATCATGGGCGCGCTGATCCCTGCTGACGGCAGCAACAAGATCACGCCCGACAAACTGTGGTGGCTGGACCCGGCAAGCGCGGCCGGCATTGATGATGTGCGCAAGGCGTTCGCCGCTTTCGAGTGGCCGAACAGGACCCCGCAGCTCATGTCCATTGTGGAGTACGGGTTCAAGCTGGCCGAGGAACACAGCAGCATCCCCCTCATCACGCAGGGCCAGAGCGGCGACACCACGCCGGACACCTTTGGCGGGCAGCAACTGCAGGACAACAACGCAAACCAGCTTCTGCGGGATGTGGGCTTTGGCCTGAACGACACCGTGACCACGCCGCTGGTGGATGACTTCTACGAGTGGCTGCTGCTGGACCCGGACGTGCCCGACGACGAGAAGGGCGACTATCAGGTGGACACCAGCGGCGCGCTGGCGATCATTGAAAAGGCGCTGCAAGATCAGTTCATCCAGCAACTGGTGGCCGCGTCCAAAGACCCGGCCTATGAACTGCACCAAGGCCGGTGCATGGAAGCCCTGTTGCGCAGCAAGCGGCTGTCTCCCGAGCAGTTCCAACTGACCGAGGCCGAGAAGGAAGCCAAGGCCAAGCAGCCGCCGCCCAAGGCGCCGGCAGTGGAGGCGGCTGAGATTCGCGCCAACGCCCAAGTGCAGGTTGCGCAAAGCCGCGATCAACTGGCCGCGCAGCGCAACCAGAACGACGTGGACCGCGACCGCATCTACAACGAGGTGCTTGCAAGCCGCGAGGCCACGAACTACGACTACAACGTGCGCCGTCTGGAGCTTGAGCGCGAACTTGCTTTGCTCAAGTACGCCAACGAGCGGCAGATCAGTCTGGACGACGCCAAGGTTGCGCTGGCCCGCGACACCATGAAGTTGCAAGTGCAGAAGGAACTGGCCGGCGCCGATGGCGAGGGGCCGCAAGTTGCCACCCCGCCGACTGAACCGGAAGGCCGCGCCGCGCCTGGCCGCGCCTACCAAGAATGACCCCCGAGCGTTTCCGCCTGGCGCCGCATGAGCGCATGAACCCGCTGTGGGTGGGCCTTGAGCGCCACATGCAGCAGTCCCTGGCCGAACTGCGGGCGCTGAACGACACCAGCCTGCCGCCCGAGCGCACCGAACACATCCGGGGGCGCATCGCGCAACTCAAGGCGCTGCTGGCGCTGGCCGACGAGCCGAAGCCGCCGCCGACCTGACACGAATTTGGCCGCCGCCCGCAAGGGCCACGGCGATACCGACCCACCCACTCTCAGCGAGCCGGTGGACAAGCGACCGCCCTTGAGGCGGTTTTTTCATTGCGGAAGCGAAAGCATGAGCGGAGACGCCAGCACCCTGAATCCAGACGAAGACGCGGCATTTGCTGCCGGGTTTGACGACGACACCACTGCAACGCCCACGGAGACGCCGGCCGAGCAACAGGACAACGCGACTCAGCAGGAAGAAGGCACCACGGCCCCGGCCGAGCCCGCCGCGCCCGAGTACGTCCAACTGACCAAGGCGGAACGCGATGAGTTGATGGGGCTGCGCGACCAAGCGCAACGCCAGTTCGGCACGGCCTTCGGAAAGATCGGCGGCATTGAGCGCACGTTGCAGCAGTTGAACAGCGGCGCCCAGGTGGAAATCAACCAAGAGGACATCGACGCCCTCCGGGACGACTTCCCGCCACTGGCCGCCGCACTGGAGAAGGTGCGCAACCTGCGGGCACTGCCCGGGGGTGGCGTGGATCAGGAGCAGATCGCCAATCTGGTGGCCGAGAAGGTCAGCGCGGTGGAGCAGAAGTTTGAGCTTCGCCTGTTGTCCAAGGACCACCCCGACTGGAAGCAGATCGACGCTGACCCTGCCTTTGCGCAGTGGGTGGCCGCGCAGCCCGACGAGTTCAAGCAGACCCTGGCACAAGCCAGCCAGTCCTATGACTCGGCCGTGGTGAGCAACGCCATGACGATGTTCAAGCAATCGCGCAAGGCCGCGCCGGCAACCCCGGCCGCTGACCCTGCATCCGCACGAAGAAGCCGCATGAGCGCGGCTGTGACTCCCCGAGGAACTGGCGGCACTGCTGCCGGCGATTCAACCGACCCATTCCTGACCGGCTTCAACTCCGAGTGAGCTGGTCGCCAACCAACTGAGAAACCATCATGACCATGCAGACCTACGCGCTGACCCCGGCGCGGATTGACCGCTTCAAGGGCGAAATCCTGAAGCACGCCGTCCCGCAAGAGACGCTGTGCCGGATGGGCCGCCAAGTGCGGATGCCCAAGAACTCCAGCAAGACCTACATCGCCCGGCGCTTCCTGCCCTACGGCGCTACGGCCGGTGCCAACCGCAACACGTTCTTTGGGTCCACCGCGACCGCCGACCGTGGCAACGCGATGGTGACCGCCCACCTGGCCAGCGAAGGCGTCACGCCGTCGCCGGACAACATCACGCCGGAAGACGTGACCGTGGTTCTGCAGCAGTACAACTGCCTGTACGGCTGGACCGACCACACCGCCGACACCTACGAGGACGACATCCCTGCGAACATGAAGACGCAGATTGGCGAGCGGATCAGTTTGGTCAACGAGATGATCTGCTTCGGCGCCCTCAAGGCCAGCACCAACAAGTTCTACGGCGGCACCGGCACCACCCGCGCCACCGTGAACGGCACGCTGACCCTGAACATGGTGCGCAAGATGGCGCGCAGCCTGCAAGCGCAGCACGGCAGGATGGTGTCCAACGTCCTGAAGGCCGGGCCGAACTACGCCACCAGCCCGATTGCCGGCGGGTACTTCGTGTACTGCCACACCGACCTGGAGCCGATCATCCGCGACACCCCCGGCTTCATCCCGGCCGAGAAGTACGCGAGCGGCACGCCGATGCCCAACGAGCTGGGCTCCGTCGAACGCTTCCGCTTCATCACCTCCCCGGAATTTGTGGCGGTGCTGGACGCTGGCGTGGCGGTGGGCGCGACTGGCCTGCAATCCACGCTGGTCAACAACGTGGACGTGTACCAGTTCATCGTGTGCGCGGCCGATGGCTGGAGCCAGGTTGCCCTGCGCGGCAAGGAGTCGATGGATGTCACCTTCCTGCCCACCGGCATGAAGTCCAAGAGCGACCCCCACGGGCAGCGCGGCTATGCCGGCGCGATCTGGTGGAAGGCCGTCATGGTCGAAAACCCCGGCTGGGTGGCCGTGGGCGAAGTCGGCATCCCGGCCCTGTGATGAACCTGCCCGGGGCTTGACCCCGGGCGCAACAACCCCGAACCAAGGAGCCAATCATGGCAATCAACACCGCCGGTCAGACCGTCACCGGCAACCAAGTCCCGAGCGACTCCCCGCAGATCAAGGTGGGCCGCATCGTCTTCGACGCCACCGCCATCACTGCCACCGATTCGGTGGTGGTGAACCTGGGCTTCACGCCCAAGTACATCTGCTGGGAGAACCTCACCGACCGCATCAAGAACGAGTGGTTCGAGGGCATGGCCGCCAACAGCGCCGTCAACACGGTGGCAAACGGCACACGCACCCTGTCTGTGACAGGCACCAACGGTGGCTTTACCGTTTGCAACGCGGACGGCACAGCCAACGTGGACGGTAAATGCTTTTCGATCCTCCAGAACGTGACGCTTGGCGCCATCCTTGCCAGCAAAACCGTGACTTGGATCGCCAAAGGCTGAAAGCACACATGGCCATCAACCCTCATGTCTTTGCTTTTCTCATGTTGCTAGCAGTGCCAGGCATGTTTATTTTTGCCTACGCATTGATTGCCGCTGTTGGTGACGTGTCGGATGCCGAGCCGCGGCCTGTTCCGAAATGGGTGGCCGTCAAGCAGGTGGGCGACATCGCCGCGCCGATCCTGGAAGACTCGCCGCTGTATCGTCAATCGGTCGTCGCGGGTGAGCCGGAAGTGTTCATTCGCTCGGAAGAACTCCGCTTCGGCAACGGTGCGGTGTTCGCCAAGTTCCTGGAAAAACTGCCGCAAATCATCGCCATTCTCACGGCCTTGAAGCCGCTGGTGAGCTGATGCCATCGGAAGTCGAAATCGCGACCACGCTAGCACGGCGGGGCTTCAATGGAGGCTCCGCCGTCGATGCCGTGCGCACGATTACGAATCCGGAGTTTTGCGGTATCACGCAAAACCTTGAGACCGGCGAGATTGGGCAGCGATTCTGCCGGTGGCCGGAAGACACGATCACCTGGACGATTCGCGATGCTCTGCCGTCGCTCGGTGACAAGATGCGGGCGTCGTGTGCGGCGGCGCTGGAGGACATCGCCGCTCATTTCGAGTTGGAATTTCCCTACGTTGAGCGGGCTGATGAAGCGAACATCCTGATTACGGTCGCCCATCTTGGCGGGCCGATGGGCGTGCTCGCGGATTGTCAGCTCGTGCCGTGCAATATCGGCGACAAGAACAACGTGCAAATGCTCATGCGGGCCGACCGCAGCGAGCAATGGGTGTGGGCCAACACGCCGAGCGGCATGGCGATCGACTGGCAACGAGTGTTCGCGCATGAGTTCATCCACGGGCTCGGGTTGCCGCACATTCAGACGCCGGGCTCGCTGATGAATCCGACCTACTCGACCACGATTCGAGGGATTCAACCCGGCGACATCGCGGCCTTGGAACAGCTCGGCTACCGGCGCAGGACCGCGCCAAAGCCTCCTGAAGCGCCGCCAGCCGCGCCGGGTGAATCTCCGCTCGGCAAGACGGTGGACTATCGCCGGCTGTCACCTGGGGTCACGTACACGCCCAAGAAGCGGGCCTGGGTTTTGGAGGAACTGTAGTGCGGGCGCTGCTTGCAATCACCGTCACGCTCGTACTGGGTTGTCCAGCGATCGCTCAACGCGCTGACATCACGTTTGCCCAAGTGAAGCTCGGCGAAAAACTATTCAACGAGCGGCTGTTATCCGTTGATGGCACGGTTTCTTGCGCGTACTGTCATGACGCGGACAAAGGTACGAGCGACGGTCTGCCGGTGGCGCGCGGCGTTCGCGGCTTGCTCGGCAATCGAAACACGCCGGTTCTGTTCGGCGTCGTGTCCGTCAATGCGGGGCGTGTGTCCGCAGACCAGTTGATGTTTCACGACGGGCGCACCAACGGCGTGGTTCGTAACGGGCGGCTGATCCGCAATGCCGCCAGCGTCCAGGCCGCGCAGCCCTTGGTGAATCCGCTAGAAATGGCGTTCCCAAACGGAGACGGCCAAGGCGTGGCGCGCGCCATGGCTCGACTCCGCCAGGTTGGTTACGGGCCGCTATTCCGGCAGTTCTACGGCGA